TCGCCACCGCCCAGGCTTCTGGCTCTCGCGCGCAGGCTCTTGCCGACCGTGCCGCTGCAATTCTTTTTTACGTGGCGGTCGCGGCTGGCGCAACCACTTTCACCTACTGGTCGATCTCCGGCGACAAAGAACACGCCCTGATCAGAACGGCAACGGTCCTCATCATTGCTTGCCCGCATGCACTTGGACTGGCGATTCCGCTCGTAATCGCGATCTCAACATCGCTAGGCGCTCAAAACGGGCTACTTGTTAAGGACAGACTCGCACTCGAACGTGCGCAAAATCTGGACATCGTCATCTTCGATAAGACCGGAACTCTGACACGCGGTTCTCCGGCGGTTTCTGAAGTGGTGGCCGCACCTGGAATTACCGAGGATGATTTGGTTGCACGCGCTGCCGCTGTCGAATCCAACTCTGAACACCCTCTCGCTAAGGCAATCGTAACCGAAGCCAAGCGCCGAAGCGTGACCCGATTGTCAGCCACGAATTTCGAGGCGCTGCCTGGTCGAGGAGCAAGGGCATTGGTGGAACGCAAGAGTGTCGAAATCGGCGGGCCCCGTTTGTTGACGGAAGCCAAGGTGACCATGCCGCCAGACGTTGAAAAACTGACAATCGCATGGGCATCTGATGGGAAGACAGTTCTCTATGCCATTGCGGAAGGCAGACCGCTCGGTGCTTTCGCCATTGAAGATGAGATTCGGCCCGAATCTAGGGAAGCGGTCACGGAGCTTCATCGGCTCGGTATCCGGGTCGCCATGATCACCGGCGATTCGAAGACGGTTGCCGATTCGGTCGCTCGGCGCATCGGAATCGATGAGGTCGAAGCGGAGGTTCTACCCGCTGACAAGGCTTCGGCTGTGAAACGCTTTCAGGCTGGCGGCAAGAAGGTCGCGATGGTTGGCGATGGTGTGAACGACGCACCGGCACTGGTGACCGCAGATGTAGGAATCGCAATAGGTGCGGGAACAGATGTGGCAATTGAGTCTGCGGGAATTGTGCTCGTGCGGAGTGACCCTCGCGACGTTGTCGGAGCAATCGAATTGTCTCGCGCTACTTACAGAAAAATGATCCAAAATCTCGTTTGGGCAACCGCTTATAACATAGTCGCTATCCCGGTCGCCGCGGGTCTCTTCGTCCGCTGGGGATTTGAAATCCCCATGAGTGTCGGAGCAATTGCGATGAACTCGTCTACCATCATCGTAGCCGTCAATGCTCAGTTACTTCGCGGACTGAAATTGCAACGCGAGGTCGCAACCTGAAGAACGCAGGGTTCGCGGGCACGTCCGATTCGGCTCGTGGGGGTTACATAGTTTGCTGCACTGGGTATTGCGCGGCGGAGGCGCAGTTCACACGAAATAACTTCGCGAAAATATTCTGCACAAAACCGAATGTGCTCGCGAAAATCCAAATGATTGAGAAATCTGAGGTTGGCTCCCCGGGCAGGATTAACATGTTGCGTGATTGTGCCTCAGTGCTGGAGGCCAAGAGCCGCAACTCACAACCTGGTGCATCCCTAGTGCCTGATTAAAGCGGTTAGCCGATAATTCGACTACTAGGAAAGGGTTTGTCCGGAAGTCCGGATAACCAGGAGTCAGCCTTGGGAGGGCCTACTGAATTAGGGCTCGTCGATAAAACGGTTTGCACACGGCAGCCACTTGTTCTTCTTGTTTGGGACTTAGAAACAGAATGTCCAGATGAACTGCACGGTTGAAAAGCTGAGCGAACAAGGAGTGGATTTCCTCAACGAGCGGCTCATCTGCGCCGCTAGAAACCGACAGGCATAGACAGACTGATTCGTTCGCGGCTTCTCGGTATTGCGTCCGCGCCAGGTATGCCTTCAGCAGATTCTTGCTTTCGGCAAATAGATCATAAAGTTGCCCTTTAAGCATCCTCTCAGAAGGACCGTCCTGTTCTCCCAAGAAAGTAAGAGCGTGAGCGATTAGTTTTTTTGTGGGCCTTCTCAAAATAGGACTGGAGAGCGTCATAACCAGTTGAGATTGTACGTTGTATGCGAGGATTTGAAGGTTCTGCCTGTGCTGGCTTTGCCCTAATGTGCACGTGCCGTGCTCCGATTATCGGCACATGATAGTAGGATAAATCCTGATTGGCCCGCGCTTGTCTCCGGGCCAGTCCCTTTGCCGATGCGCCTGCTCACGAGGCACGTGCGCTGCTCGTCGATGCTCGTCGGGCTCATGTTTGCAGAACAGCGGCAAGTGGCGTAGTATCCATGGCGCGGGGTGGAGCAGCCTGGTAGCTCGTCGGGCTCATAACCCGGAGGTCGTTGGTTCAAATCCAACCCCCGCAACCAAACTTATAGATTCACAAGGGCTTGTTGGGTAACGCCAACAGGCCCTTCTTCTTTTTGGGAAAGACTTGGGAAAGGAATCAGGTTTCCCTTATCTGTTTCCGGCCAGCCGGTTCCGAATAGCTCCCCAAGTTTTTCCGCAGCCGCGCGTTCATCTTGCGTGAAAGTGTGCGTGTAATTCTCGGTCACATCTCCCCCGCCATGCCCGATTCGCTGCTTGCGAACCTGTTGAGGAATGCCCAACGAATCCGTCGCTGTTGCATTTGTATGGCGGAAGGAATGAAGCCCAAGCGAAGCCGCACGCTTTTCGCTGCGCGTGGCCTGCTCAATGGTTCTGTCCTTGCACACAAATTTAGCGAGGAGCTTTAGGTCTATCTTCGGAATTTCGAGGCGCTCAAGCAGACCATTCAGCTTCCGCCCAAGCACGTTGCTGGTATCCCAAGGATTGCCCCGAGAGGATTGGAACAAGTAGCCGTCCGGTTTACCGGCCACATATTCCCGTATCGCCGTTCCGAGTCGGTTTGAAATGCAGATGCTCCTAAAACCTGCTTCGGTTTTAGGGCTATCTTCTTCGCCGCCCGAAATCGACTTACTTACCTCTACGGACAATTTTTCTAGGTCAACATCGCTAATGCGAAGCGCGATAAGCTCTCCAGCCCGCATCCCGGTCTCAGCGGCGAGCCAGAAGAAAATCCGTTCCGCACCCTTTGTGGCGGCAAGTATGCGCCTCACTTCTTCCACGGTGTAGCATCGCATCCTAAGCCTGCGATGCCTTGGAAGTTCGACGCGCAAATCGCCAGTCACATATTTCCAAGCGACGGCGGAATTCCACATGATATGAAGCGTCGTCCAGACGTTGCTTATCGTCTTGGCACTCATTTTGCCCATTAAACGGTTTAGAAACGATTGAACGCGCTCCGAATCAATATCGCCCACGGCCAGCTTGCCAAACGCCGGTATGAGCAGATTTTTTATGTGCCCCTCCATCGTCGATGATGTTGACGCCTTCGTGTGGATTAAGACCTCTTCCTGCCAGCGCGCCGCGAAGACCGCAAACGGGACGGCTGCCTTGCCCATTTGCTGAATTTTCACGGCCTGTGGCTGGTAGTTGTTGGCCAGGTCCACGTACTCGCGTAGAGCACGCTTGGCAAGCGGCTTCGTGAATTGCCGTGCATCCCCGAGCCGCACGTTCCGCTGAACGCGGCGCGTGCCTGCTTCGGTCTCCACGGTTTCAACGAATCTGCCCCACCAAGCATCAGGCAATTTCTTGCTCTTGCGAACGTACACAGTTCCCTCTTGCCATCTTCTTCGAGCCAAGGAAAATCCCCCTTCCTTGGCCCGCTGATTCTGTGCGGCGGGGAATATAGGCTGCGTCGGGGAGGGTTGCAAGTCCGCGGCTGAATCGGGGGATGGTTGCTGTGGCTTCATTGCACGTCCTGCGGCAGCCTATTTGTTTTGGCTGCGAATTGGGCAGGGCGTGTTTCGGGGCGCTGGTCGGGCCTTGATTTGACCGGCATGCCGGACTTATTCGTCAAAAATCTTTGCCTCAATTGCGGATTTCCCTTGCAACCACTTTTGGGATGCGCGTAAAATTTTCAGTAGCAATTCCTTCCAATAGCCCAAACGGACACGCCGGGCTGAAAAATAAAGGTCAATCGAACGAGTAGGTGTGCGCGCGTGAAGCCCCCTTAACAGGCGGCAGAATCGCTACCTAGGGAAATTTACGAAGGAGAAGAAGATGAAACCCACCGAATTCCCCTTAAGGGGATTGAGCGAAGGCACCCTCTATAATTTGTGGATTGAGCAGGGGCGAATACTTGTGTCGTCCCACGATGAGAATCAGTGGCGGCTAGGGGATTGGATTGTTTACGGCGAGGAACATTTTAACCACGATGACGATTGGGATGACATTGATAGCCATCTTCTAATCAGCCAACCAACAGGCCTTGGCGAATGCCACAGCACCCGCCCGAAGCGGTTCATCGTGCAAGTCGCTGAAGAAGTAGGGCTGGCCGTCCACACTCTCGAAAATCGAGCCACGGCAACGCGGGCCTTTCCGCCAGAAAAGCGAAATCCCCGCTTGTCCTGGACCCACCATCGAGAAGCTGCGCCTTATGAGAGGGCGCAGGAATATCTCGACGCCGCCGCGCCCGAAGGCGAACCCCGACGTTCCGTCGAATGGTTGCGAAGGTACATCGCGCGCTGTGAAGGTAAAGCAGCGAAGGTAGTAACAAATCTCACGTTCGATGTTCCTGAAGAAATGCGCACTGCTTTGGAAATTCTCGCCAAAGGTGAAGGCCATGGCCTTCGTTCGCTGGCGAAGGAAATCTGCCTGCCAGTTCTGAAGGAATTTATCGCGGCACGTGAATTGAATCTCGTCGCCGCAAAAAGCAAGAAAAAGGCGGCGGCATAAATGCGCATCACGATTGAAGTACCGGATTTTATGGCCGACCCGACGCAGCGGGCGAAGTTTGAAAAGGCGCTCGAAGCCACCGAACAAGGAAACACGTACACGCTGACTATCCAGCACGAGGAATTTTGTTCAGAGAAGCTAGGCCGGGGCTCGTGTAATTGCGATGCACAGTTCAAGGTAGAAAAATATGTCGGATAAGCCACCACTGAATCAGCACGCGGAATTATCCGTAATCTGTTCCGTGATGAAGCATCCAGAATGCCTCTCCGCGTTCGATGCGCTGAGTCCGGCTGATTTCACCCAAAGCACCTTCGGCCAAATCTTCGCCGTCATGCGCGAACTTGCTGGCGATGGTCGGGCGATAACCCCTGCAACTGTGAACTGGGACCCTCCTGAAGAGCAGATTGCAAAATACGGCCACGATTGGGAAGTTGAATGGGCATCGCTAGTCGCCGTCATCAAGGAAGGCAGATTACGGGAAGGTATTGCGCGTGAACTAGGACTGGATTGGGAGAAATGCGCGGCGATGACTACGCCGACCCTTGTGCTCGAAGCTTCCAAGCGAGTGAAGGCGGCGGAAGCTGAAGCCGGTAAGTGGAAGTCATGGGTCGAAAAATACGTACCGTCGCCCGGCCAGAAAGCGATTACGTGGGAAGCACTGGAAACCGGAAAGGACATTCTCAAACAGCAAGGCACGTCGCTGGAATACATCGTCGATGAAATCATTCCGAAGCATCGCGTCACGATGCTGTTCGGCCAAGAGAAAAGCGGAAAGTCGATTATCGCGCTGGATATGGTCACGCACATCGCAAACGGCGTGCGGTGGCTGAATCGAAGGACGGTCAAAACCCCCTGCCTCTACATCGACCTTGAGGACGGCATCGTCGGCGCGTACATCGGATGGCTCCGCGGCGTGGGCGATGAGGAAGTCCGCTTTATCACAATCAGAAGTGAAAACGGAGTCCCGCCCTTGGATGACCCCGGCTTGCTGGCGCTGTGCTCACAGATGCAGCCGGTAATCGTTCTAGATTCGCTCCACAAACTGTTCACTAGGGAAAAAGAGAGAAAGGGCGGCAGCGCATGGAATTCTGGCGATTACGAGCCAGTGCTGGAAAAGATTCGTCAGCTGTGCGTGGCAGGCGCTACGGTAATTCTCATTCATCACGCCACAAAAGCGGATGAAGAGCAGTACCGCGATTCCAGCGCGATTGGCGCTAACGTCGATTTCCTGTTCGCCGTGGTAGGCGATGAACCGCAAGACGGGGTAAAGCGAATTCATCTCATCGGCAAACCAAGCCGGGGCGCGCAGCCGCCCACGCTTCACATACTGGCCTTCCCGCACATCATTGAGCAGGGCCATCTGTGTGTAGATTCCGGGCTGGAATCGCAAGAAGAAGCGGCGCTAAAGGTAATGCAGGAAGTAGAAGCGAATGGTCCGGCAGAAAGTAAGCGCGCCCTATTCAAGCGAATCAAAGGCCGGGGCGAAAGCAGGCTGGAAGCGATTGACAAAGCCATAGGGCTTGGATGGCTGAAGGTAAGCGAATCCGGCGAAATCAATCTTGGTTCAAAACCCCTTTTTACTCCCGGTAACGCGCGGGTAACAGCCAAATCCGTCGCTTCGGGTAACACTTGGGGAAACGGTAACGATAATGCGCCGTTCTAACTTGATAAATAAATGCTTAGACTGTTACCCCATGTTGGGTAACGCGGGAAACGCTGCGCGTACAAAAGCGTTACCCCGTTGTGAGATACAACAACGGGTAACGCACGCGGGTAACGGCACGTGGAAAGGAAGCACAGTGGCCGGTGCCGGGCGCTGCGCGCTTGCGAGTACATTTTCCGAAGCTGCCAGCACGATGACAGGTATGCACTCCACTCTTTTGAGAATCACGCTTCGGTGCCCGGCGCGCGTCAGTTTTTTGCGTGTGGGGCATGAACTGCTACAGAAATCGGACGATTGCTACAGGATGGAAACCTAATGTCGGTTAAAGGCACGAGAATCTATCGGTAAGTGAAAGGACACTGCTACACATGCCACGTCAGCGATTCAGAAGGAATGACAAAACGCCAAGCCACGATTACGGCGCGCCGCCGCGCCCGAAGGGTAAGCTCTGGGCCACGCGCCGGGCGTGGAATGCGCTCGTGGATGAACTTTCCAAGGCGCGCGTGCTTCGTCAAGATGATGCTCCGCTTTTGCTGGAGCTGATTGAAGCACGGGCGAACATATACAAAGCGGCAGTAGAGCGACGGGCTGAAGCCAAAGCGCGGGCCGAAGAAATATTCTCATCCTTCATGGCGCGCCAGCCACAGCCGGTACCGGCTGAGATTGCCCCGGAGTCCGCGCCACAGGATACAACGCCAGCGACGAGCCGCCCGCTGTCCGATTTTCTTAGCGATTGCCGGGCTGCCAGCACGTCCTTCCAACATCGGCGGGCGGATGCGGCAACGGTGTGCCTCAATGCCGATGGCCAGCCTTACGCATGGCCGGATGGCGATTTCCCTACGCGGGCGCGGGATTACGCGAAGACGCGGCGTGATGACGAAGCAGGGGCCGGATTATCGCTGCGCCGTGCGTGTGTTCGTTTCCTGAATGACCTTGAGAACGGGGCCGCGCTTGGGCTGTGGTTTGACCCTGTGGCCGCGTCGCTGATTTGCCAATTCGCTGAAGAGTACTGCGGCCTTAAGTTGATGGACTGGGAAGTATGGGTTCTCGCAAATCTGTTCGGATGGAAGCGCATCCACGGCGAGCGCCGGTTTACTGAGGCATGGATATCCACGGCCAAAAAAAACGGCAAGACGGCCGTCGCAGCGAGCATTGCCCTTTGGGGCCTGATTTGCGATGGCGAGAAATTCCCTGACGTTTTCGCGGTCGCGACGAAGAAAGAACAAGCAAGCATCGTGTGGCGCGACGCGAAGCGCGCTGTAGGTGCGAATCCTGAGTTAAAAGCACACGTGAAACGGTTGGCCGGGGCGCTGGAAGTTGCCGAAACCGACGGCACCTTTGCCCCGCTTTCATCTGACGAAAAGTCGATGGACGGCTTGCGCCCGTCTTTCATCATCGCGGATGAAGTGGCGTTTTGGGACGACCGAGATATTTGGGACAAGGTAGTGAAGGGCGTAGTGAGCCGACAATCACCGCTGACGTTTGCTATTTCCACGGCGGGCCGGGACAGATATTGCTTCGCATGGGGCAAGTTTGATTTGGCCGAGAAGATTCTGGCGGGTACGTTCCCCAACGATAACGTTTTCGTCGCCATCTTCACCATTGACCCGGATGATGACCATCTGAACGATGAATCGTGCTGGATTAAGGCGAACCCTTCGCTTGGCGTGACGCTAAAGCTCGAGCACTTACAGAAAATTCGCGACGAAGTAAGGCAGGACGGCAGTGGGCTGAACGCGTGGCTTCAGTACCACATGAACATCTGGCCGGAGAAAACTCTGCGCCGCCCCGGAAGCATCTCGCGCCAAAAGTGGGATGCCTGCGCACACCTTGAACTAATAGGTGCAGATTCGCCGGGGCACGCCCTAGACAAATTTATTCCGTTGAACAAAGACGTGCTCTGTTTCTGCGGATTGGACGTGGGGCTTACCAGCGATATGACGGCAATCATTTATCTTTTCGACCATTTCTACGTGGATTCCGATGTGGTTGACCCAACGACCAAGAAGGTTGTTAAGGAAGCCACGCTCATTACGGACAAGCGCGTAGTGATTGCCGAATTCTTTATGCCGGAAGATGGATTGCTCGAAAAGGAACGGGCTTGGCGGGTACCACTTTCAACCTGGGTTCGCGAAGATTGGATAACACTTTTGCCGGGCGACATCATCGACACCCGCGATATTACGAAGCACATTCTGGAAACTGCGCGGCTGCAAAGCATTCAAGAGCTTGGGTTTGATAAATGGAATGCTATGCAGATTGGGGCGGATATCAACACCACAACCGCCGTGAAGTGCGTTGAAATCCCACAAATCCCTTCGCAACTGACGAATCCCTGTCGCGAACTTTTGAACTTGATACGGCGCGGCGAACTTGTGACCTTCGGGAATCCAGTCTTGGCATGGCACGCTTCGAACGTGATCCTCGAAGAAAACGAAAAGACAGGCGGTATTAAGCCGGAAAAGCTTTCGGCCATTGAAAAGATCGATGGCATTCAAGCTCTGGTAAATGCTTTGCACCGGCAGCTTGCAGCGCCGCCGCGATATTCAGGCCGAGTGATTTTTATCTAACACGCGGCTGTAGCAGTGGATTTTTCAAAAGGAGAAACAGAAATGCCAACGGTTAAAAACAGATTAGTTGGTGGTTTGCGGGGCCTTCTTCATCCAGAGCGATTTGGTCGCAGCGATTCGCAGGTGTTGGCCGAACAGTACGACGACAATAATGCAAAGCAGATGCAGCAAGGCCAGTGGTATCAGTGCGTGAACCAAATTGGAATCCGAACGGGTTTCATCTTCAACTGCCGTTGTGGTACGAGCTACCCAATATTGGAAGCGGAAAAATTACGCGACTACACATGCGGCCAGTGCAAGAAGCCTTTGAACTTTGCCGTCGGCGTGGGTCTAAAGCTTTCCAAGAACAAAGATGAACGAGCGGCGTCGCTGAAACAGTTTTCTGGCATCTTGGTCGAATCGGATTGGGCTTTTCACCAGCCCGACGGCGATTGGCTGCCAATGGATAAGGCCGAACAAGTTCTTTCGCTCTTGCCAGTGCGTCCGTCGCTGGCGCGGCAAACTGGCGGGCCGCGCGCGGTTTCCACTTGGGATGAAAGCGATGATGAACTTTTCAAATGGGACGGAGATTGCAAACCACCGAAAGGCGGTGGCGGCACTGGTGGCGCATCTGGCGGCGGGCTAACTTCGCCTATCTCGGGATTCTAAATGCGGCGATGCCCCAAAGCCGATGATGGAAAGGCGCAAGAGCGCCGCGAAACGAACAGCTTCCGCAAGCGGAACGATCCCATAAACCGGCTGTATTGGTTGGCTTCGTGGAAGCGGTTCTGCCGGATAGTTTTTAACCGCAATCAAATCTGCCAGCGAATTATCAAAGGCGAGCAATGCCGCGAAGCGGCAACGGTTGTACACCATTTGATTTCGCCTCGGCAGCGCCCGGATTTGTTTTTGGACCCGACGAACGTGCTCGCACTGTGCGAGCACTGTCATCCGGGTGGCGAAGAAGGCACCCCACTTTGGCGCGAAGGCGTGGATTACGTGAAAAGCATCATTAGTGCACCTATTTGTGTGTGAGGAATTATGGCTTGGGTTGAAACGAAAATCACGGGGTTGGATGAATTGCAGCGGAAGCTGGAAGAGCTTCCGCCAAAGGTTGCGCAGAAAGTTCTGAGGGAAGGTTTGCGCGATGGGGCAGAAATCGTCCGCGATGCTTTCATTGCAGCCGCGCCATCGCCAGAAACATACGCCGAAGGTGGCAAGCGCACGGAAGCGGCGGGTACTGGCCGCACTATCCTCGGCCACCTTCGGGATTTGAAGTCGTGGAAAATCCGGTATAAGGGCCGCCCCGAAGATTACGCAGGAAGCGCCTACGTCGGGCCTTCCAATACAGTTTTGGAAACACGCACCAGCGGTGAAACGAAAGGGCTACCGCGTACAGCCGCGTTCATCGTGAAGATGCTGGAATTTGGAAGCCGCACGCGCTCAGGGCATCCATTCGCAACTTCCGCGTGGGAATCCGTAAAACAAAAAGTGCTGGACAAAATTATTGATTCAATTCGGGAGGCGCTCGAATGAGGGATTTGTTCACATCCTTGTGGAAGCTTATTGCCGCATCTTTCCGTCACCTTCTGCTCAAGCAGGAACCACACGTGACACTGACGCCGGGCGAATTGGCGGAGCTATCCGGTTTTGCGGCGGAAAACGGCTACCGGGCATTGTTGGTGCAACTGCAAAACGCGAAAGTGGATGGAGATATTCCATCATAAGGAGAAGGAAATGAGAATTTGGGCGAAAGTGATTTCAATTAAAGAGACTACGGCTCTTGCTAAAACGTCCGATGAAAAGTTAGCCATTGTGCCTACGCGCCACCAGCTAATGGCTGACCTTCAGCTTGGCGATATCGTCTCATTTACGCCTGAAGCGCCGCGCGGCGGCGGGGCTGACCCACAGGGTAAGGGTGTGGTTATCGACTTTTTCGCGCGCGACCCGTACATCGAGGCAGTGAGCCTTCGTTCGTACAAAACCATCCTCGAAAAAGCAATCCGTGCGACTGGTCGCCAACAAGGTCAAGGCGTAACACACGCCGGGTAGTGTGCGAATCCTCAAGATGGCTCGCTGTGCTAGAGCCACCACGCTGTAAAGGGATTCACACTACAGGAGCAATAAAATGAAAATCAAAAGCAAGCTTACGGGTGAAGTCAGCAATGTGCGCGGGGATATTGCGAAGGAAATGGTGAAATTGGGCGTCGCCGAATACGTCCCACTTGACCCGGCTGTATCACTTTTGGATGTCGCGCGCGCAAACCTTCAGGAGACGATGGGAACGCCCGCGCCCGTGCAGCCGGTTTGGGAAGTTTTAGTCCGGGATTTGCCAGTGAGTGGCAAAAAAGAATTGGTCATCCAGTGCGCCGTTGGCCAGCAAAAAACCTATTACAGCGGAAAACCTGAAAATGTAAACCTTCGTCGCCAGTGGGAAGGCGGCGGGCGCTATCTGAATGGTTTTGGGCGCGCCGTGCCGGATGAAATTTGCGAGGGCTACCTCAAGGCGTACAAAAAGTTCCCAACGCTTCGCGGTTATGTCACGAAAACGACGGAAGAACAGCAACGGGAATATCAGGAATATATCAAGAAGCAGGATGCGGAACGGGCAGCGCGGTACGCACGCGCGTAAACAGTTTCCACCAAATGCGCGGGCTGCGATTTGCGCACAGGATGGAATGTGGCGGCTGGAAAATCGCAAAGGGGGTGGGCATGCACCTCCTTCCTTCCCACACAGCCGCCACGCCCGAAGTGCCGGGGCTGTCCGACACGCCAGCCCCGGCATAAATTTTATAAAGGATGCTCCAATGATGAAACTGAATGGCGTCACTGACCACGCGAGACAGCGTGCGCTGGAAATATATGGCGATTGGTTGAATCCCGAAGAAGTTGTCCGACGACTAAAAACGGGCGAATTCACCCATCAAATTCATTCCAGTTCGCCGAATGGCCGAAAGTACGTTTTTGATTTGTATTTTGAAGGGACAAAAGTTCGATGCGTGGCGATGCGGAATTGTGCGGGGAACTGGGAACTGATTTCGTTTCTGCCTTCCGAGTTCCCCGGTAAGAAACTTCAACATGGTGAGAAGCGGCGGCGGCAAGAATATTTCCGGCACGCCGATTCCGATGAAGATGATTCACAAACGGCATAACACGGCGCGGCAATTTTGAATTTGTAAACGGCTGGCCACCGCTGATGGCCCGGCCCCGGAAAGCGGGGCAAAACCCCTCGTAAGACGGTCACTCCGTTCGTGCGGCACGCGGCTTCGGCGCGCGGGCAAAACCCCGTAAGGCAATAGAACCACAACTTTGTTTTGTCCGGCTTTTGCCGGAAGAGGGGATAAGTGTATGTCTAAGTTGCGAGAATTACTGTCCGCGCGCGCGAAAGTTCACGCGGATATGGTGGAGTTGCTTAACGGTTTCCAGTCGCCGGATGTACGAAGTAAAACCGATAAAATGCTCGCAGAAATCGAAACGATGTCTGCGGACATTGACCGGATAAATCGCGCAGACCAAATCACAGCCCATATCGAAGGCCGAAGCAATTCTTTGCGGCCATCGGGTGGAAGTGTTGCTTCTGGCGAAGCATCCAGCCGGGCCAAGGAGTACCGTGAAGCCTTCGTGGAATACCTCCGCTGTGGTGAATCGGGTAAGTCGATTGCGCTAGTGGACGGCGGATGCAGTGCTGATTCGCTAACGCGGTTGCAGGAAGTCCGCAAGAAAATCGACGCGGCTCCTGTAGAAAAAAGAGACCAGTTTGCGGGTCAGCAATCCGTGTCCTTCACGGAAGGAAGCGTTGGCGGATATTTTGTGCCTGCCGGATTCGTGTATGACATCGAAACGGCGACCAAATATTACGCTGATTTGCTTAACGTGGTTGGCGTTCTGCGCACGAAAACGGGCGCAGTTATGCCGTACCCCACTGCCAACGATACGGAACAGGCTTGGCACATCCTTGGCGAATCTTCGCAGATTACTGACCAAGGCATTGGCCAAAACTATCCCAATGTTGGCACGCCGCCTTCGATGGATGCCGGGGACGTGTTGTTAAACAACGTTCAGTTCCAGGCGTTTAAGGGCAGTACCGGCCTTATCCGCGTTTCGCTGGAACTGATTCAGGACTCCGCTTTCGACCTTGAACCTTTCTTGGTCGAGCGTTTTGCGGAGCGTTTGGGCCGTGGCTATGAAGCCTATCTGACGAATGGAAACGGCGTCAATCAGCCGACTGGTTTGCTGCCCGCGATTATTAACAGCGGAGCCGTGCCGGTTACGGCTGCCGGTTCCAAAGCGAATGATGGCGTTTCGACAAACACTGGCGTAAACAGCATCGGTTATCCAGACCTCGTGAACTTAATTCATAGCGTTGACCCGACCTACCGGCGCAACGCGAAGTTTATGTTCCACGACCTGACCCTTGCCCATCTGAAAACCCGCGTTGACCTCTTCGGACGCCCGCTGTGGGTACCTTCAGTTCGGGAAGGCGAACCTGACCGGCTGTGTGGCTATCAGTACGCCATCAACCAATCCATGCCGCAGATTGCCCCGAGCAACACTGTCGTGGCTTTCGGAGCGTGGAGCAAATTCATCGTCCGCCAAGTTAAGGATTTGCAAATCCTGCGCTTGGATGAACGGTTTGCCGATTACGGCGAAATCGCATTCGTTGGTTTCAGCCGTATTGATAGCAAATTGGTGGATGCCGGTACGCACCCACTAAACACTTTGCAGATGCACTCCTAATCGGGGCGCTGCAAAACAAACTGGCACGGGGCGGTGCGAGCCGCCCTGTCGCCTTTACACGCCGCAGTATAAGCAGATGAAACTTCAAGACTATGTCCGCAATAATCCCGGCGTGCCGGTCACTGGCTCCGGGCAGTACCTGCTCGTCGTGTGCGGTCGGGCGCGGCGGTTTGAATCCTTAACGGCAGCCAAGGCCGCGAAGGTTGAACAGTGCGGTCCTAGTTGCGCAGGAATCATGCTCCATCGCGGTTACATTCTTGAATCCGAATGGAAACCGCCGCGGAGCTATCGTCTAATGGTAGAGCAGTCATAAGTAGAAGCAGACCTCCTTGAGAGGTTCAATGCGTGCCTGCTCCTCGACTTCCTATTGTGCCCGGCCAGAGGATAGGAAAACTTGTCGTCGTAAGGCGCGCGAAGCGGCGATACTTTCACGCCCTCCCATCGGGATATCGCGAACCGAACCACATGTGGCTATGTCTGTGTGATTGTGGCCGCGACATTTTTTTGAGTACCAGCTACATCAACGACGCTGCGCGGCATGGGATAAATAAGAGTTGCAAAGTCGGTCAGTGCCGCGCGCGTGGCAGCGGGCTTTTCTCTGGATTCAATCGAATCCGAAACAAGCGAACGGGAAGCAGTTATAACGCGATGTTGCGGCGATGTTTGAACCATGAAGACAGTAGTTACAAAAACTACGGAGCTTGCGGGATAACTATTTGTCCGCAGTGGCAAGGGCCGGATGGCCTAAGGCAGTTCATCGCAGACGTGGGGTTGCGGCCACGCGGGAAAAGCCTCGATAGGAAAAATCCATTTGGCAACTACGAGCCGGGGAATTGCAGATGGGCCACGCCGAAGGAACAGGGAAACAATCACCGCCTACAATATGCTGCCGCGCATCCCGACGACCCGCTGGTGATAGCAGGGCTGGAAATCGAAGCGGGGAGGGCCGAAGAAACGTTCAAGGGTCAAGATTGGAAGGCGCTGGAGCCGGTGGGATTCTGATAGGGCTATCGGGATTTCGAGGAAGTTATCAAGTGGTCTTCTTCAAAGCCACACTTCTCACATTTCATCTTTCGAACAACCCCTCCCATTTCACCAAACACAGGATGCCGATGGCTGCTTTCGGCCCGGAATGCGAGTTCCCCGCAGCGCGGGCATCCTTCCCCCGGACACCGAGCAAGACGACCTTCTAATGCGGCAACGCGCTTTTCAAGCGCATCCACTTCCTCAACAGCACTCTCTATTCGCTTCCATTTGGGCCACAGTTTAAGGGCCGAAAGGATGTCGTTTAGGCTAATCATGGCGCGCCAGATTCTAACAATCAGTAGGGCAGTTTCGGCAGTTTTGCGACAGCCGTATCAATCTCAACGATAAGCTCAGCCCTGTGCCCAATGTATTCGGGCGTACACTGAAGACATAACATCCCTTCTCGTTGCGCCCATTGCGCATCAGGCAATTTCATCGTGAGCAAGCTCTTTTGGCCGACGTCGGATTCCATGTTGATTGCTTCTCCCTGCTTCACCATTTGATAGAGGTGCTGGCACAGGAAATCCGTGTCGAGGCTGCGCATTGATGGAATTTTAAACATGCTTATCTGCTTCATTGGCAAATGCTATCACGATTTCCGCGTTGCCCGAAACTCACGGAGCATACGGCGTGTTGAATTTTCATCCTATGTAGGGTGTAGTATAAGCAGTTAAGACCCGCAGGGGGTTAGGAAGGAATAATCACCCGTGACATATTTTGCTTGGCCTCTCTGCATTTGCATCGCGGCAGTGATTGGTTTGCTTATCTTCAAGAAGGAAATCAGTCGCTTCATTGACCGCACGCGGGCGGTTACAAAGGATGGTGTAGTCACGGATGCGATTACTGTTCAGGAAGTCAAAAATGTTGTGAAGCCTTCCAAAGCAGACGAATTGCTCAAAAGTTTCGACAATAAACTTTTGGTTGAACAAGAGAACCATATCACGGAGTTTCTGGAGCAACAAAACATTCACGCTCCTTCCGAGAGGGAGAAACTCCTCATTCGCTATCTGGCTTCTGCGTACATAGTAAATAAATTCGAGAGTATCTATCACAGCATGTGGGCGTCGCAGTTTCGGGCTTTGGA